CTAATTCGTTAGAATCAATTCCGTTAAAATTTGACACTATATAATTATAACACGCTTCTTTTAATACCGAAGGTGTATGACCTCTAGCAGTAACTATTGAGAATATTGAACCATTATTAATTGCCTCGACAAAATCAGGCCAAGCTGGACCTGTTTTAGCTAACATAGCATCAATAATAAAATCTTTATCACCTGTTACCGTAAAATTTCTAAAAGGTAATTCAGCAAAACCTACGATAGTATGACCTTGATATTCAAAAGGTTCTTTTCCAACTTCAGTTCTATATTCAGCAAAATCTTGTGTTGACATTCCCACTTCATCACCATCCTCATCTTTAAGAATGATTTTTGTTGGCATTGTAACAATGTTATCATCCCAATCAAAAGCATAATACTTCATGTCTGGAGTTCCGGATTCATTAATTCCCTCTTTTAAGTTGTTTTTAAGTCTCATACTTATAAATATATCGTAAATAAAAAAACCCTCCGATTAAAGAGGGTTTTTTATAAAAAAATCTATTAAGACTATTAAATATTCTCAAAAGATGCTCCAGTTGGAGTAATGTAGAATGTAATATCAATGAATTCTAAAGATTTAGTTGGTTTGATGTAAATCTTACCTGTCATTTGATTTCTATCTAAATCAGCAGCGTCTGAAGAAACTGACACTCTGAAATCATAAAGACCTCTATCTCTTCTGATAGCATCTAAAATAGGGTTAACCGCATCTAAGAAATCTTGTCTTACTTTTTGGTCATTTTGTTCAAATAACAATCTTACAGACACAGCAGAAATTAATTTTCTCGCTTGTAACAATAATCTTCTAACATTAATTCTGTCAAGAGCTGATTGTTTAACTTGTAATGTTTTATTACCCCAAATTACAGTTCCAACGTCAGAGAAGGTTGCGATAGGGTTGATTCTACCATTATAAAGTGTATCTCTATCTTCTTGAGTAAGTTTCTTTCTCGCTTTAACAGCATTAACAATACCTCTTGTATAACCGGCTGCCGCAAACCAAGGGAATGCGATGTTATCAGTTAAAGCTAAGTTTCTTGTTACTTCCGCTGTTGGTGGTAAATAGATTTGAGTGTTATTAACACTATCTCTAGTTAATACCCAAGGATAGTAAGTTGCAGTGTAGTTAGAGTCAATACCTGTTTGGTCTAAGTTATCTACCGCTTCTTGTGGGTAAATTAAATCAGTTGATTCACCTACTGATGGTACAAACATATTATAATCTGGTGTTGTTGCAATATACAATGAGTCAGCTCTATTAAACTCAATCATTTCAATCGCATCTTCAACCAAATTAGAATTATTTACATAATCAATACCTGGTGTTACAAATATATTAATATTTACCGATTCAGGATTAGAGAAAGTTCTTTGACCTAATAAATAAGCGTAATAATCTGTATTAGCCCAATCTTGACTATTGTCTCCAACAGTAATTTGTTTAAATGCACCCCAACCTGTAGCTGAAGGATATTTAGTTGAACAACTAGCACTTGCACCATTTAAATAACCAGTTTTTCCAATAGCAAATCTATCTGAATTTGTTCTTGATTCTCTATAGATATCCCATCCGTCAAAACCTCCTTGAACTAACAATGAGAATTTACGAGCGTATAATCTGTAATATGGATTAGATTCTGAAGTTGGGTCAGATGTAAAATCTGCACTACCAACAAAGAATGCTGGAGTTCCACTAGTTGAGAATGTATTAGGAATTGTAATACCACTCGCGTTTTTATCCATGTGGAATCCTTTTGTTCTGAAAGACCAATCGTCACCTGTTGTATCACAAGCGATATTCAAAGGTGATTGTTTACCTTTATAACCAAAGAAACTAGAATCAATACCAATAGTATCAGAAAGTCCTAAATAAGTTCTACGAACATTATCACCACCACTTTTTGTTGAGTTATCATCACCTGAAGAGATACCGAAAGGTGGGTTATAAATTACTTCACCAGGATAATCGTATTTACTTTTAACAACTGGGAAAGGTGAACGAACACCAGCATATTCTCTATAGTTATAACCTAAGAAACCACAAGGAAGTGCGTCAATTGGTGCGTCCTCATTAATTTCAATCATAACATATTTAGAATTCAATTCATATTCACCATCAACAGTACCTATTTTTTTCGCAACGAATGCGTTATCATTAGGATTCATATTACAATTAGTGAATTTTTCAATAACCACAGGGTTATTATCTGTATCAAAGAAGTCTCTTACAAGTACATCAAAAGTTCCGTTATTAAATGAGATGTTAGCAATAGATATTTTAACTTCAGTATTTGCAGCATCACCATCAGCAATTGTTGTAAATTTGAATAAGTCATAAACTTTATTACCTCTCAATTCTGAAACTAACCAAGGAGATGTTGGTGATTGATACTTTTCTAAATACCAAGCAATTGATGTTCCAGTATTGTCTAATTTAGCACTATTTAAAGCCGTTAATTGACTATTAATACCTCTAATGTATCCTTTTCTATAACCATAATTTAATAATGTTTTAAAGTCTTCTTCAACAAACAATGGAACAGTAGTTCTTGGTTTAGAGAAGTTAGTAGTACCAAATACTTTACTAATATATTTAGGGTCAGCATTACTGAATGAAGTTTCAAAGAAAAACACATTACCATCTTTATTAGTCACATTAATACCAAAAGTGTTAAAAGGATTTTTAGTTGCACCAGAATAAGTAGCACCAGTAACATTTAAAGATACCTTAGTTAAACCTGACACCTCATAAACCGGTCCGTTATCTGTTGAATATGTCGCAATACCTCTAGAACGTAATGTCGCTAAAACTAACTCATCATAGTCAGAGTAAGATGTTCCATCAAATGTGTAAGTATAACCTGTAACTGTACCTGAATAACAAGTTTGAATAGTCCCTGTATTATTAGTACCTGAATTATTTGGTGTTACCGGAGCACAAGGGTCTTGAACTGTAACACAAACATTCCAATTTGTTGTAACCGCAGAATCCGATGAACGTAAAACATAAGTTAGACAAGTTCCAGTGAAGTTATTAGTAGTTACATTACTTACTTGAGTAACACCACTAACTTTCACATCTGAAGTACAAGCACTGAATACAGGTGTTAAAGCCGATAATGAAGTTCCTGAAAAACCTGAATAAGGTAATACAACATCAATAGTATTATTATTGTAATTGATACTTCCAGCAGTTCCTGAAATACTAAAATTAAAGAATGATGCACAATTTGATGATTGAGATGTTTGTACAAATTTACTAATAGTAGTATAGAATGAACTACCACTATATACCGTATTACCAACATTATCAAATAAAGAATAATACCAAGTATCATTTTGTGGTGCGGAATAATTAATTAACCCACCATCAACATTATCCACACCAAAAACATTTACAGGTGAAGTATAACCAGATGTTAACGATGAATTATAATCTTCAGATGAAATTGCTCCAAAATAATATATAGATGTTGCTGAAGTACTTGGAGTATTAATAATATCAAAAATTTGAGATTTTAAATTAGTATTAATAACTGAAGTACTACCATTAAACAACTCATAAGTTGAATTTAACTTACCAGAAATTTCAGATGGGAAATTTGATGTGAAACCAATACTGTCAATGTTACCGGTACACCCTGTAAAGTTAACAGAAATTAATGTTTTAGTGTAAGCTGTACAAGCAACATTACAATTTACAGTTGTATTTCCCGAACATTCAAAATGAATTGTTGTTGGGTCAACATTAGCAACTGTTGTTATTGTCCAAGAAGGACCCGCATCATACCCAGATAAACCTAATACTCTAGTCACAAATAATTGATTAGATTGTTGCAAATAAGATTTTGCAATATAAGACGCCTCGTACTTTGGTATTTGGGTGTTGATGAATTTTTCTGGAGATGTTCCTCCAAAAAACGCTGAAAATTCGTCAAAATTTCGTATAAAGATAGGTTCAAATGCTGGTCCCTTTAGAGTTTCACCAACAATACCCAATGTAGTAACACCTACACTCTGAGCTACGAAACTTAAATCAACTTCAGATGTGTATACTCCAGGAGATACAAATACTTTACTGTTTGTTGCCATTAGTTTGTTTTTTTTTTAGTTAATAATTTATTTTATATATAAATATTACAAAAAAAACCAAAACACTTTACTTGCAACAAAGAATTTATAATTTAGGATACTTTTTTCTACCTTTTTTCTACCTTTATAAAATCAATACTTTATCTCACTTATTTTTAATTATGAAGTATTTATATACTATGGAAGAAAATAATAAAAAAATAAAAAACTTAAAAATATCGGAAGATGCTCATAATATATTAAAACTATATTGTGAAAAGAGAGGTATTAAAATTTACAAGTTTTTAGAAAATTTAATTATTGAAACTTGTAAAGATAAAAAAGATATCTATGGTGAAAATTAAATTAACACATTATTTAATTTAATAGTACTTTCTTTATTAACATCTTTTTTAATAATGTCTATCTTTAATGAGTCATTTGTATTAATTAATATTTCAGATAAATCTGAACCATAAAAATAACCATTAATATACACATTAAAACTATTAATATTCAATAAATCACCCAAAGTAATATTTGTAGTATAATTAAATACTTGTGTAAAAGTTACAACACCAATAGGATATGTAAAAATTGAAAATGTGGTTGATTGCACATCCTTTGGTTTAACACTCCTTTTTTTAATTTTAGTATCAAACTCAACAACTTGTAATACTCTTGTTATTGCCGGAGAAACCTCAAATTCATTTTCATCAATAAGAAATCCTAAAACGGTAAATTCGTAACTTTGAATGTAATACTTTCTCTTTTCAATATCCATAACAGATTCGTCAGAAATATTACCCATAATAATTGGTATGTAATGACCTTTAATTGTTGTGTACGCTTGTCTTGAAGCAAATGTCTCAATAATATTCTTATTAAACTCATTTAATTCTCGCATCCTATTACAAATAATTTTAACAGTGTAAGAAATATCAACAGGAACTGGTTGTGGGATTTTATAGATATCCATGCCTTGTCGTTGACCATCCCAAGTTGGCACTTGCGCGTAGAAATATTGTTTTCTATTTGGTATGTTGTATAGTAAAGCTGGGTTTGTACCAAATTTAACTTCAGGAATTCTAACCACAGTTATAAGTGGTGGTTCAACATTTTTATCTATATTTTGAAAATCCCAAGTTTCAGTAAATTGAGACCAATTTTGAGTAGTCATTAAAATATCAACCATAGGAATGGTTTTTCCATCTACAACCGTTTTCAATTCATTTTTAACAAATGACAAAAAACCCCCATCTAAATCGGCGTGTAGTATTGATTTAGGTAAATAAGTTCCGTGTTCATTTATCTTATCAACTAATTCTTGTCGTCTAGGGTATAGAGTTTTAGTATAAGTTAAAGGAATATGTTTTTTATTTTTTTTAGGTAATGGCATTTTATCGTTTTGTTATAAATATTTTGTTTCTTGAATTTATCATCTCAACCTCATCGGAATTGTATATTGGTTCTTCGGTGTCTTTCATCACATAAGAATTATACTTGTAAGGGTCGTAGGTAACAATGTCGTCATTTATGTCATTTGGTAAACTCTCACAAGGGTATTTACAATATTCCTTTAGTGTTCCGATTACAAATGCGTGAACATTTTTTCTTTTTTCTTTTAATACTCTTTCTCTACCTCCCGGTCTAACTCTAAATTCAACATCCGTTAATTTAATATAATCTGCGTATGTAATTAGTATATTTTTATAAGTAACTGAAAATGTGTGTTTATTTAAGTTATAATAAACCATTACTTTTTTGTCTATATGGTTATCCTCATTATTCATTATCATAACCAACCACAATTATAACAAATAACCCTTGTTTTGTTTATATTTTCAAGTAATCTTTTTTGTATTTCAGTTATTATGATTTTCATATTTTTACACATCTCGTGTAACAGAAGTTACCGGTAAACCAAATTTTTCCTCAAACCATTTTTTCATTGGTTCTTTCCAATATTCACTAAACATTTCAGTAAGTTCATCATATTCCATAACAACTAACTTTGGCGCTTCAGCTCTTGATGGTGCATCATCCCAATAATCTTTATCATAATATGCGAAAATTACATTACTATGGTCACCTTCAAGCCAACCATTAAAATAAAGTCTTATATTTTCATTGATTGGGTCATCATATACATCATTCACATAATCATACAATTCGTCATACACCCAGTTTAAATCATCTTCAGAATTGTAGGTATTTTCCAAATACTTTGTAATGGAATTAAATAACTTATTCTCTGTAATAATTATTTTCATATTTTTATATTTTTATATTTTTATATTTTAGTTAGTAAGATGTTATACTTTTAACAGGTAAATTAAATTTACCCTCAAACCACTTTTTCATAGGTTCAATCCAATGCTGAGCAAACATATCATTAAGGTCGTAATATTTCGTAACCATTAACATTGGAGCTTGACTTCTATTATGAGAATTAGCTGGACTATCATCAAAATAATCTTTAGCGTAATAAGCAAAAACTATATCACTAAAGTCTTCACCTTCCCAATCACCTCTATAAAAAATTATAAGATTTTCATCCTCGTTACCATATTCGTCACTTAAATCTTCAGCATACGTCCAATGTAATTCGTCCTCCTCAATGAATGTTTTTTCCAAATAACCATAAATGGAGTTAAATAATTTGTTTTCTGTTATTATAATTTTCATAATCCTCTGAATTCATCATTAGTAACCGGTGATGCCATTATTGTTCTATAAAACGCTTTGTACCCACCATAAGTGTGTTTATTATCTGAAGTTACACGACCATCATTGTTTACAACATAATATCTCATAACTGTCTCACTCTCCATATAACCAATATAATCACCATAATTAATTTCAACCTCTAACTCATCCAAATGTCTTTGATACACTGAAACTCGTAAATTTCCTGGTTCAAATTGACCTATTTTAGATGTTCCCAAATATTTATTCTCTGGTACCATTACTTGAACTAGTCCTTTAAACTCAACAGGAGGTAGAAATGTTATCGCGTCAGATACCGCTTCACCATAGACATCATCCTTTTTGGTTTTTAACTTATCAACACGATAAAGAACTAAAGTAAAGTTCATATCATTATACAAGTATTCCTCACCAAATGAAAGCTCCAAATTATAGTCTTCCTCACCAAAAAATTTACCAATTCTAGAAATAGGCATTTTATTGTTTGACATAATTAATTTTTTATTTATAAATATCCATTTATTACTTATTTTTTAATTAAAATTATAACTTTGGAAAATACAAATACTCCATTATTAGAACAACGAGCGTTGGAAATACTTGAAACCTATTCGGGAGCAAATAACCATATTCTTAAAATGAAAACCCAAAAGGAAAACAATAAAAAATTCTTTCCAACTCGTTCTCAATCAGAATATATAATTAATTATCACGAAGTAACCCCTAAAGTCGCTAAAAAATGGGTTGACTTAGACCCTTACTTCGGTAAAAAATTAGCCGACGAAAAATTACTTGTTAAAATACCCGAACAAGTTTGGGTTGAAAAATTACTTGTTGAGAAAGATAAGGCTTATCATATTTGGGGTAAAATATTGTCAGGTGAGACCATTCACGACTTTTGGTTACCAAAGGGTGCGTTATTAAAAACCCACACAACCGAAGAAATTGTAATTGATTATTCTAAGTATTCACATAGACCACCACTTGACCATCAAAAACTCGCAATTGAGAAACTATCAGGAACAAAAAGGTTTATATTAGCAGACGACATGGGTGTAGGAAAAACGACCTCAGCGGTTATCGCAGCTTTAGAGGTTAATGTTAAAAAAATATTAATTATTTGTCCCGCATCATTAAAAATAAATTGGCAACGAGAAATTGAAAATTATTCGGATAGAAGTGTATATATTTGTGAAGGTAAAAACTTTTCAACTGAACACGATTTTGTAATCATTAATTATGATATCCTTAAAAACTTTTATGATTTAAAAGATATTGAGAATTCTTTAATAACAAAAGCTAGCTTTGACTTAATAATAATAGACGAAGCTCATTATATTTCTAATGGTCAAGCTCAAAGAACTAAATTAGTTAATAGTTTTGTAAAACAGAGTAAATACCTTTGGTTATTAACCGGAACACCAATGACTTCTCGTCCAATGAACTATTTTAATTTACTCTCATTGATAGAAAGTCCTGTCGCTCAAAACTGGATGGCTTACGCTATTAGATATTGCCAAGGATACCAATTCAAAGCTGGAAATCGTAAAATATGGAATGTAACCGGAGCATCAAATTTAGAGGAATTAAGAGACAGAACCTCAAGACAATTTTTAAGAAGATTAAAAACCGAAGTTTTAGATTTACCAGATAAAATCATAACACCAGTTTATTTGAGATTAAACTCAAAACAATATATGGGTTTAATGGGTGAGTATTATGATTGGTATGATAAGAAAAAAGAGGAATCAAGTTCATTAACCGTACAATTCAGTATGTTAATGAAGGTAAGACAAGTTATTGCCGAAGAAAAAATAAAACATACGATAGAATTAGCACAAAATATTATTGACCAAGATAAAAAAGTTATTATCTTTACCAACTTTACCGGAGTTTTACAAAAAATACATGAACACTTTGGAAAACAATCTGTATATTTGGACGGAAGTTGTTCCAACCCAAAAAGACAATACGCGGTTGATGAATTTCAGAATAATGATAAGATTAAAGTTTTTGTTGGGAATTTAATTGCTGCTGGAGCTGGAATAACACTAACAGCTGGAGAAGCGGTTATAATGAATGACTTATCCTTTGTTCCAGCGCATCATCAACAAGCCGAAGATAGGTCTTATAGATATGGTCAGAAAAACTCCGTATCAGTGTACTACCCGATTTTTGACAACAGTATTGAGGGTGTAATTTACGACATGTTATCAAATAAAAAGAATGTTATTGACACCGTAATGGGTGATAATATAGATAAAGGCGATATCATCGCAAATATGATGAACAAAATTAATTCGTTAAGATAAACTATTTATTAAAATAAAAATTATTATGAAAATTATAGAAGCTAAAGCCCAAAATATTACAGAACAAATTAAATATAATTCAACCGCCGGTGATAATTCATCCGAAAAATGTAGCAGAGAATTAGATGAAAAATTTCGTTTTGTTTTCAACTCAAACCCACAAGTTAAAAAAATGTTTACGAATGAAATTGATAGAATGTTAATGGAAGTTTTTCCGGACAACTATTATCAAGCAAATCAATATGGACCTGGACAATTATCCGGTATTTATGATTTAGAGAAAAAAGGTCGTTCCGGTCTTAATTTTATTAATACAAATTATAGTTGTTTTTGTGTTTTATTAAATGATGTTAATAAAGTGTTAAGAAGTCAGTCAAGACCTGAAATACAAATATTGGGTGTGACACCAAAAGAACAAATTGAACAAACTAAAAAATTCCTTAATGTTATTGACGAATATAAAACTAGAATTTTTAACCCAAATTCGTCAACTTTTAACAAAATAATTAAAATAACTAGTAGAACAACCGGAACTGGAGCTAAAACAGAAGATGACACAATAAAAGTGTTAAAACAAATATTTAAAGATGAAAATGTTGTAAGCGTAGCAGAAATAGGTAATGATAAAGACGCTCTTAAAGGTGTTGATTGTGAATTAACCATATACCCTAAGACGTATACCGCACAAATAAAACCTTTCGGTAGAAGTCAATATAATGAAGAAGATGACACCATTACTATATATAATACCGCTAATGTTAAACCTTATTACACAGATTTAATGATTTTTTCTAAATTTAGTAATGGTGGTAAAAATATATTAATATTTGACAACCAAAACACAAAAATTGTTGATGGTAATTATGTATTTAATAAAAAGGATAGAAAATTTGATATTACATAATATTTATTTATTATGAAAGTTTTAATAAGTCAATCACAATATAAAAGATTAATAGCAAATCAGGGAAGTCTATTCCCTGATGAACCATTAAACTATATTTATTCATTATGTAAAAAAACTAAAAATAATACAGATACACCTTATTGTAAATTATATGATTTTAGTAAAAAGATAAAAGGTGACGAATTAACATCGTTAAATAAAAGTGTTGAAAACTTATTTAATTTTTTTACTTGGAAAAAATCAGGTATCTTACCTAAAATTATTAATCTTTCTTTAAACAGTAGTAATACCGTATCTTACCTAAACACTATTTCGGATTTTATCAACGACCCAAAATTTAATAATACTAAAACACGTCAGAATTTAAAAAATTTAGATGACACTACTAATGAAGATGATTTAGAAAACATCCTAAAATCTGTTCGTAATAAAGAATATTCCGAATACGAAGATAGTTTTGTTGGAGATGTTTTTATACCTTATAGAACTAAATTAGAATTAAAATATAAATGCGATTTAGAAACTAAAGAAAGTTTTTTTGATTTAATAAAATTAATACAAAGTGGTGATGAAACTTATGAATCAATAATTACCAATATTAAAAAATGTATTGAAGCTTCTATTTTAGAAACACCTCCAATTAAAGCCGATTTAAAAAGTATTAAAAATTTAACTTTAGAGAATGGTAGAAAAATATTTAATGAGGGAGAACTATTTGAAGTTAAAAAAATAAACTTTGCAGCAGATAGTTATTTATCAGAATTTTTCTCAATATTTAAACAAGGTGAATTAGGTAAATTAAAACCCGAATACATTAACCTTTATAATCATATCATTGACGATATTTTTGTTTGGATTAATGAAAATCATACAGACTTTTTAGAAAAAATTAAGAAAAATTTATCAGGTATTATATTGGATAACTACACAATTATTAATATTGAAGATATTGAATTGTATTGGTCTAACGCAGGACAAAGAGGTTCTAGTGAACATAGACTAGCTATAAGATACAGAATTAAACAAGGTAGTGATGTTCTCGCTTATAAATACACACCTAATAGTCCAATCTTAACACCAATAAAAATTAAACCTACTCAAAGAGAAAAAATTATTTATGAACTTAACGATATTTATTAATAAAATATCATTATGTCAATAATAATTCAAGAACCCGAAAGAAGTAAGTTATACACAAGAATTAAACACTTATTAGGAGCACCAGTTCGTTCAATTGAAATTGAAGACGAAATGATGGATAGTTTATTAGAATTATCTATCGGTGATTACTCCCAATTCGTTCAAGATTGGTTAATTGAATCTCAATGGACCGCCCTTAATAATCTAAACCTTGATACACAATCATTATCCAAAGCCTTCATAACTAAAAGTTTAGATTATGAAACAA